TTAAGGTTAATCTGACCGGAAAACGCAAACGCATAATCGTAGCCCATTGACACTTTAGCCATCGTCCAACGCTTAATCTGACTTTGACTGCCAAAGGCAGAAAAAGCAGGTAAAAGGTCGGTATTGATGACTTCGCCATCATCAGTTGGCCCATCCCAAAATTTAAAGACTTTGCCGCCTTGTCCGAAATACATTACGTTGTTAACAAACGCCCAACAGGTAGCATTAACGCCTGTAAAACGTGACCATGACCCGCTAATGGTGTTCATAACGTATTGGTCAAACTGCGTTGAACTGATTGGTACGTTAATAAACAGCATATTATTAGGTGGGCTTAACACGACTTGCCAACCGTAATTTCCTGCATACGCTACGGTTGCATCAGTAATACGTTTTTGTATTTTGTTTGTGATAGACGTTTTGACGTTAACACGGCTAGACATTAACCACTGTGACAAAGGAACTAGACCATCTTTGTTTAGCAGTAATATGTCGCCCCCGAACTTAATTGTGCAACTGCGCCCTACGGGTGAACCACCATAATACACGCCATTAAGCGACCATGTATCGGCTGACGCAGGGTTTGTTCCGCTATAGACGGCAATCTCACCTACCGTAGTAATGACGACAAAATAGTCATCCATACCGTTACCGGCGTCAAGCGTCCATGTTTCAATCTTAGCAATACTGCCGCCATTGATAAACAAAGGTGCAAAGTCAAAAGAAGTTGCTGTGCCAGCAATCGAATCAGTCGCTAAATACCAGCATTTCATGCTGTCTTTTTGGACAAACCACGCTCTGCGATGATGCACTAAAACGCCAACAAGTAGGCTTGTGTCAACGCCTGTGATAGCGTAAGGCGTAGATACGCCCGTCACTTGTTGCCATGTTGTGCCGTTATAGAGAAGCATATAATCTTCGCCATTCACAGCAAGCGTAAATGTGCCGCCTGACGTTGATACTTGACCAAAATACCATCTAGCGTTAGAAAGCCCTGTAACAACTTCAGTTGGCGCGGTAGGTGTTTGCGCCGTTACGTTCCACACACTGCAATCGCCAGCGTCGTCAGCTACCGCAAAGACACGCGAAACGCCGTCTTGCCCGTCATAGGTGATAAACGATTCAATATCGCCCGCTATGCCACTTGACCACAATGTGTAGCCTTTGCGTGACTGCAATTCAGTAGGTAAGCAAAACCAGTTGTCGATGATGACCGCCTCGTTAGGCGACATTGCGGCTAATTGATTGACCGCATTCCACCCGCCGATTGGCGCGGTGACAGTGACGGTACCTGAAGTTTGGCGTTTAGGTCGTAACATTGCTCACCTTACGAGGTAGTATTTCCATACCCAGTGTCGGGTATATTGTTCTGAGTGAGTAGTATATTTGGATAGCGTGGTGCGAGGGATAGCGTATCTGCGCCGCTCTCTGCTGCTTTCCATTTCTCCAGCTCACGGGTGTAATCTTGAAGCACTGCTGTGGTGTCAAAACCTTTAATCTCAAATAATTTGAGCTTTGTACCAAGCACCATTACGCGGTCAGGAAACAGCGTTGTATCGGTATCAACTGTTAATCGTGTTTTAGGTGTTCCGTCAGCCGCTACAACCCATGCGTTAGAAACGTATTCGAAGCCCATTACTAGCACTGCGGTAGGTGCAGGCCAGATAGTGAACTTGTTACCCATCATTCTAAAGCGCATACGAGGGCCTGTCGTAACATAGCTTGCTTTAAGCCATTGCCATTCTTGGGCGTCTTTAGGCCCGATAATTGACCAACGATTTGATTTATTGTATTGGGTTTTGTCTACCATCCGCGCGAAGTCGCTAGGCATTGCATACTTAGCTTGACTAAATGTAATGGTAATGCCTGTTGCAGTGGCAGTAGCAGGAATAGAAGTTGTAGCCGTTGTTGTACCAACAAAAGTGACAAAAGTGTCTTGTGACAACCCTTCGCCAATGGCCATAAAATCAGTCGATAACCCTGTTACTGACGACAAATTGGTGATGGTGGTTGAACCTTCAGTAACGTCACCCGTATATTGATAGTAAACCGTTTCAAAACGGTATTCTGCCGCTAAGGCTTGCCAGTCACGCTCAGTTGATAGCGTGTCGCCTGTACGGTTCATCAGCGCTTGAATTTGAAGCACTTGAGGGTCTGTTGATGTCGCCACTTGCGTGGGGACAGGCAAACCTATTTCTAAACAGACATCTTGAACATTCGTAAGTAGGTTTGCCATGCGTTTTATTCCTTAACGGTTCTAACTCTTTTGACTTCAGGTGGTTGTGCATCCATCAAAATTTTCATTTGCGCTTGAAGCTCTGCAATTTGGTCAGATTGAGCTTTAATTAGTTCATCAGCGTCTATTTTACCACGATTTAAAAAGGCTTGTGCTTTATTGCGAAGTTGTGTGCCGCCCATAATACGGATAAACGCCGCGTCAGGTGCGCCTGCAACTTGTTCAATATATCTAAACCCTTGGTAGGCTAGCTCAATGCGGAGTGTTTCGGCAATTTCTGGCCATTCCTCCATTGGCGTACCTTTAATATCTTTTAAGCCTTTATAGGCTTGCCATTGCCGTGCAAAACGGGCTTTGTGGTTATCGTCGGCAATCGTGTCAATTGACAGTGATTTATCGCCGGGTACATTGATTCGGATAAAGTCGTATTCTTGCCCATCGTGCGTTCCAATGTAGAATGAAACGTCTAAGTAAGCATCGCCGCCGGTATCGCCGACATAAGAAAGTTGTTCGCTCATATTTAATCCTAGTTAGTTGGCGGTAAGCCGTCTAGCTTACCGCCTTAAAAATTATACTACTTGACCTTGGTGGAATGGACGGTTGATTTGAATCAACGCCAAGCCAGAGCTAGGTGTACCTGTTGTGGTAGATACTTTAGCATTTAAGATTTGCTCACCGTTTACTTGAGCATCATCAACACTGCCCGGAGTTGCCGCTAGCATAAATACATCAGCGCCAACAGTCATAGCGTTAGGCGCTTTAACCGCAGCGATACCTTGAATCTGATACCAGCCGTATTGTGATGCTACGTTAGCAGACATCGATACAGCCACTTGACCAACGCCGCCAGTAGCAGGCGCTAAAGTAGTTGTGGCTAAGTATGAGTCATAAGTGACTAATGAGCCCACAACAGTTGATGCAACGCCTTTCAAATAAATGAATTCGCCAGCGCCGTAAGTTGGGTCTACCGCAGTAACGATAGTGCCTAATGCGTGGTTCTGTGTGGTATCAGTAAGCGCGATACCTTGAAAACCCGCTAAAGGGGTCGTAATGTTATAAGCCATGAATGCCTCCTAGGTTGTGCTGAATGTTGCGTTGAATTGCGCACCAGAACAGGTTAACGCGCCAGAGAAGCCCATTAAGCGAACAATCGCGTCTTGGTTAACTGCTTGACGGTCGCCGCCGATTGGCACGAAATTACGGTCTTTGTGAGGACGGAAGTACACATATTTTGTGTTAATAAAGTCCATACGAGTTGCAGTTTGGTTGCCGCCGATACCGCCACCAAGTACAACGTCAGCAGAGCCAGCGCCGCCGTAGAATTTCAACGCAGAGAAACCTGCCGCGCCTAATTTATCGTCAGTGATACGTTGGATTGCCTGCAAAGACGCTAAGTAAAGCGAATAGGCGGTTGAGCCTGCATAAATTAAATCAACATGGTCTGTGCCACGAACAACTGATAACGCGACAGTGTTCATGCTGTTTTGAATGTTAGCCGCAGTAGCTGCTGCTGAAGTCAAACCAGTTGAAGTGTACGCGCCATTACGCCAGAAAGTCCATGTAGCACGGTCAATACCGCCGTAAGTACCTGTACTTGGTGAAGTGCTAATCATAGCCGCTAAACCAACTAAGTTTTTACCTGCGTTACCTGTACCGTCGCCATGTAAGTCGATGTCGATTTTGTTGTTAAGTCTTGCTTCAGCAATTTCAACACGGGTAGCAAGCAATTCAATCATTGCTTCTTTACCGCTGTTAGCAAGCATTTCAGGACCAGAAATCGTTACAGCGT